GGAGTCCTTAAGCTTGAGCCTATGCGATGCCACACGGACGTAACCGTTAGCAGTGTGCTCGGTGATGCCGGCACCCTTGCATACGTCCTCGATGTCTTGGCCTTCTTCCTTGGCCTTGGTTATCAGGTCGCCGGCGTCGGCCGCCAGCCCGAGCGTCTGGCCTACCAGCTCGAGCGCCTTGTCGCGTGTAGTGTTTAGTTTGGGTATTAGTTGTTTGAGCGTTTGCATTTGTTTCGTCCTTTCAAGACTGCGGCCATGTTAAACTTAGGTGCTTCACGCCGCCGCTTTGCGTGTACCTCGTAAGCCCGCTTGCGATAAGACTCTCTGGCCTTGTCGCTCTTCTGTGATCTGCTCCTTACGCCGAGCCGATCGTATAGTTCGTTTACCTGCTTAGATATCGCCGCCCGTGTGAATGGCTTGTTGGTGGCTGGGTTGATGTGCTCCTTAGCCACCGCCGTCATCGATCTGGTTTCACGATTCAGCACAATCGCCAGCACCGCCTGATCCCTGGTGTCGGTCATATTCTGAACAGCCGGATGCTCTGGCGCTTTAGTAATAAGGTAATGAAAGACGCCGACCATTAGCGCCACGGTTGAGCTGGTTGCCGTGGCCTGAAGATGGACGCACGCCTCCAAGACTAAGTCCTGCAAGCTGTCCATCTGTGTGGAAACATGGGGCGTCCCGCAAGGCATCCGTTCCAGTGCTTGTTGGTCAATCATGGGCGCCTACCTTCAAGATGTTCTCTAACTTCAGCCTTCACCTTCAAGATCCCCCTTAAGGGGGGGATCTTGAATGTGGTACCGTCAACCGATCTTGAAGGTACCTTCAGGTTATCTTGAAGGTTAGAAAGGTTCATTGATTTGAGCCTCCAAGACGTAAGTTCCGTTTGCTTGTTTCTTAATGGTATTAATCTCTACTGCCTTGCTTACAATCCGGTAGGCCGTTGACTCAGAAATGCCCTCAGATTGCTTCATCACCCAAGATTGGAGCGCCATGCGGGCACACGGATAATCCTTATACTTTGAGAAATCCACGCTTTGAGCCTCCGGCCCTGGCTTCTTTTTCACCACCTCGCCGGCTTGAATCCACGCCAGCCCAACATCGCTGTGGCTTAGATTAACATGCGGCTGAACTGCATTTTGCGGGATAATGCCGTTGTAGTTAAGGTTTGATCTCTTCCCGCGCTTGGTCACCTCAAGCCTGTAGATACGCTTTCCATCGGCATCCTCGCCACAAGGCGCAAGCGTCAGGACGCTCCTCGCCCAGTTGGTCAGCTCGCTTGAGCCAAATCCGCTATATGCTTTGTCTGCGCCCTGATACCCGTTGCCTTCCTTAACTGGCTTCGGGGTGTGATGAATAAGCATCCAGGCAAACCCAGCGGACAAGGATAGTGGGTTAAGCATCTTGCGAAGGAACTCGCTGGCAGTCTCTTGGCTGGAAAGATCGCCGCCGATAAACGCCAGCAAAGGATCTACCCAGACCAAATCGGGCTTATACTTCTCAACCAATCTCCTTACACGATCGACAAACTTCTCGCCGGTCGAGGTACAGTCACGAACGATAATCACATTCGCCTTAACGATGTCCTTTTGTTTATCGGTAAGACTCATCGCCCTAAACACGCCTTGCACCGATTCAGCCACATCCCCCTCATCGTTTTCGGCTTGGATGATGAGTGACCTCAACCCGTTGCCATGCGGGTTTATGCCAAAAAAGGCTTCAGCCGTTGCCCAGGTAATCGCGGCCTGTAGACAAAGCACAGACTTACCCAGCCCACTGCTGCCTACCCATAAGGCTGATCCACCACGGCAAATCCATCGCTTGCCAAGGAGCTGAGTAGGGTCTTCAGTTTCCTTAAAATTAAGCAAATTGTCCCAGCTGTATGGCTCGGGGATATCGCCGTAAATGGTGCGCTCCATCCATTCCATGTAAGTCAGGGCAGGTGCACCACACTCGACCAATTCTTGCTGCTGGCCAGTGGCAGTCCGCATCGCTCCTGGTAACCGTGACAGCCTGCCCTCGTCCTTGTTGGCGGTATCCAGCTTTGTGTGTTCAAGGTGCTTGTAAATAAACGCCACGCGCTCAGCAAACTCCTTAGCATTGGCTGCCCTAATCTCTACCCAAGCATGCAGACTTCGTGCTCCGCTTTTAATAATTGCAGATGTTGGTAGGCCGCTGCGCTTAATAATCGCCCACTGTTCAGGAATGGTACTTTCATCAAACTCCACAAGGCAGTGCCGGTATTTAATGATGTGCTCTTTAGAGCGACCGTTCCCATTGTTAGAGTTAATCGACACATAAACGCCTACGGCGCCCCCCTGCCATTCTTTTAGGCCGTCGCCTTTAAATATTTCAAGCCACTCCTCACGCGTTCGGTTTTCTCCACCTCCGTCGGGCCGCTCACGGTCGCCGTCATTAATTGATCGGCATATATTAATTTGATCGCCCACGTCAAAACAGGTGGTCAAGAACTTGTCGACTGGTCCACTTTCCAAGCTGATCGGCATAGGTGGCACAGGCATATCGTTTTTGACGATCGTCAATCCGTTGTGGCCGTTGAGAGAGTAGCGGCCCCGCGGCTCCCACGGCTCACGCGCTGGCCTAGAAAAAACGGATCTGATACAGCCCTCTGCTTCCTTGTGCCCGAGCCCGTTGCGTAGTGCCCAATCTTCCGCCTCGTCGTAGGCGCGATCCTGAGTCATGCCAGAGTCCCGTAGCTGGCAACATATGTTTAAAAGCGTATTATTGCGATCACCCTTGGGTGCTCCGTTTAAAATCAAAGCCTGTGTCTTTGGGGGTAAATTCATTTCTTCTTAGCCTCCATATCTCGCTTCCTGTAAAACTTCGCCCGATCGCCTAGCTCCTTTAGGATTAGTCGCACGACGCTGAACTGCTGCTTAGCTAGGCGCATATTATTTTCGGCAAGGTATTCCAGCCCGCGGTCCATCACCTTCAATGCCCAGTCATTTCGTTTTACGGACATGGGACAACCTCTGATTTTTGGGCGTTAAACGGGCACTGCAAATAGCATTCATACCTACTAACTTTAGGCGTTATAAATATTACTCCCCTGATAGACCAAGGAATCCACCAAAAGGTAGACACTGAATAGTCTCTACTTAATCCAACGCAAAAATAATAATCAGCTTTTTTGAGGGAATTTCTAGTATTAAATTGATAGCCAAAACAACTATACCGAGCTCCCCTGTATTTACTGGCATAATTTCTTAAAACGGCGGCTTTAATGTGAATTTTTTTTACCTCTCCGCTGGGGAGCAGTAAAAGCCTGTCGATTGCTCCATTGGTTAATGAGGGGCGAAACGAAGCTAGGTTTAGTCTTGCGCACTCGGAGTCAAATTGTAGCTCTCCAATATCCCCAGCTTTTTGTGTAATAGAAGCATGAGCAGTTTCAGTAATTGTTTCGCTTTCAAGATTAGGAAAGTTAAACAAAAATCTTTGATCTAGTGTTTGTGTATTCACCACTGCCCCATTCCCCAGCGCACCCGATCCGCCTTCGCCCTTGCGCACTCCTTGCGGTACTGCGCCGGTGTGTAGGTGGCGACGATCCGTGCGTCGAATAGCTCGATGAGTTGGGCGAGGGTCATTTGCTCACCTCGACGATGCATCTGATGATTTCTGCCGCGACTTGCGGGACGATGGCATTTCCGAGACCTCTAATTCTCCCCACCCGATTGGGTAGCCCATCAACCACTCGGTCCACATTGGGCTCAGGCAACCACTGGGCCTGCTGGGGTCTTTGGCTTTCGCACATAGATAATCCCTGTCGTTCATGTGAGTGTGGCTTTTCGATCCAACTGGACCCGTGTCTTTGTATTCTGACGCCCGCGGCGTCGGCCACAATTTCGCTGCTGTTGCCAATCCATTTCCCGACTTTTTTGAAATTCCCTTTTTGTTGTAGTTCCCATTCTGAGTTGCAGTTGGCCACATTTTGGGAGCATAATTTTCCAGATAATCCACGCGCGTCTTGAGATAGCTGATGGCGACTCTGTGCCCTTTGCGGGCTGACCGAGTTTGGTACCCCTCTTCCCCCCCCCCCGCTCTTGGCGTTGGCCACAATCCAGACTCTGTTTCTTCTGTGCGGGGCATCAACACCGCAAGCTGGAATAATAATCGATTCGACTTCGTAGCCTTCTGCTTCCAAGTCAGTATGCACTTGGTCGAGTGCCATGTTGACGATGCCAGCAACATTTTCACCAATGATCCAACGAGGTTGGGCCTCTCGTATAACTCGCAGCATTTCAGGCCAGAGATAGCGGTCGTCTTCCTTGCCTCGCTGCTTCCCGGCACAACTGAATGGCTGGCAGGGAAATCCACCAGTGAGAAGAGTGACGCCTGCGTGTGGCTCGCCTCGTAGTTCTTTAATGTCTTTGTGGCATGGAACGTCGGGCCAGTGCTTTTTAAGCACCGCTTGGGCGTATGGCTCGTTGTCGCAGAATCCAACTGTCCTAAATCCGTTCCATTTTGCTGCCAAGGCAAAGCCACCGATACCGCTGAAGAGATCAAGGTGTGTGCGTTCATTCACAGACCCACCCTCATTTTATCAATCAGTTCGTTCTCTCTAACTTCAGCGGCAACCATTCCAGAGTACGCTTCGTCACGGTCACGCTTTGCAATCGTCAGCTCAGACTCCAACTCTCTGATTTTGT